TCACCCTTTACACAGTTCTACCATTGACATGATTTGCTTAGCGTCTTCAAGCATTCGCTGATATCTCTGTTCATTACGACCTAATTCAGTCGTCGTCCGAAAGCTAAACGTAAGGTAATAATTATTGGTCAATGGATAGGCCCAATAATATGTAATATTGGTGCCAGCAATCCCCTCTCCATCAATGCTGTAGTGTAACCACTCAACATCATTGATCCGTTCCTTAACGTAGATTTCTGGTAGCAGTACTAACACCAATCTCCTGACAGGGATGTAACCCTTAGCTCTTACCTCGTCAGGGTTATCAAAATCATATCGCTTCTGCCAGTTGCTTCCCGGCACTCCATCGATATTTTTTTCTGCTTCGTAGTAATCCCAATAGTCCTCTCTCAGATAAGTCTCCAGACTTTCGAGATCACTTCCACCAAGAGGTGAATTGGGATTTATTCGGTTAACGTCGATATGCAAGCTCATCTTGCTTAGCAGCCCAGAATCTCCCTGTAAAAAAAGCCCTCTGTAAGCCCACCACTCGAACTCCATTTGAACGAAAGTACGGTTATATAGCTTCTTTGGGTCATACGAATCAAATAGATCTGCGTTTAAATTAACCCTAGATGGAACTGGAGCGTCAGGCATACCAATATCAATAGTATTCCCCGGCAGCTTGTACCGTAATAGATAGTCACCAATTCCGCACTCCTTTACGTTCAGCTCTGAAAAGTTCGGCCCTTTACCAGTAAAAAGCGGCCTCACGATTTGTTTAATCATAACAAGTCGAGTTCCTTCATGGTTAGCTTCGCCAGCCTTTCCGCCTTCTTATGATAACCATTCATCTGTAGATGACGGATAGCAGACTCTCTGCCAAGGTAAGGTAGCGTATGCGGACTAACTTCAACAGGACGGTCATCACCTGTTACGAGTTTCCTGCTACGTATGCCACGAATAAATGAACCGAGAGACAGATCGTTAAAACCTAAGAGGTTGGGCACAAAATCATCTGGGTGGTCTCGTCTGATTTCGTCGATGATCATCCCTGCTTTTGTAAAGGCGTTTTCTGCTCGCGTCTTATAGTTTCCGCCAGCATGAATGGAAACGCGCTGCCCTTCCAACCTTACTCCACGCATGTTCACCAGCTCTACTGCTCGGGTCATGATAATCCCACCCTGACTATGGGCTGTCCATTTACGCTTCGCGCCTTTTTGCTGACTTTCTATCAACATAATTGCCAGGAATTCCGCAAGCTTAGAGGTTGAGACCCTGTCTTGAATGCACTCAAAAATGTCCATTTTTCCGCGGGTAGGGTTGTAAACGAGTGTATAGGCTTTTGCATTATCGTCCCAATATGCTGTGTCCATATGTACACCCATCAGCCATCTTGCTTTGTTTAGATCGTTTGACATTCCGTTGATTGCAACATGTTCGGTATTTATAGACGCTACCGGCATAGGGTCTCCCCACGCACTCTCCAATTTTTGCGCATCCTCCCTAGTGGAACCTTCATGCCATCGAACACCCGATGCTCGCTTGACTTCAAACAGTCCCATTTGCTGTTTATTCACTGGTGTAAGAAGGTCTGTCGCCTCTAGCTCAACGGTCATCCGATTAATAATTATCATTTCAGGATTCACGCTATACATGAAGCTAATTCCTCCCTGACACTTTTTCTGCCTCATGAACATAGGGTCTTTCCTGAAACCCTTACTAAACCGCCCATACCCCCCTTCGCTGGCTAGCTTTAGCACCTCATTATAAACCTTTGTTTTTTCGTAAAGGTTCAAACCACGCATGAAGGTGTCGGCCTCTTTGGTGATCATCAATTTCTTACCTGTGGCCTTTTTCTTTAAATTCCATGACGGCAATGGATTTTCAAGATCAAGTAATTGGTGCTGGGCGGGGATATTGCTTTCTTGCATGGTACTTTCCTGAGCTGGCTGTAAAAGCAATAATCCTAGCAATATACACACCTTTGCCTATTGACCTCATGGCCGAGTCCAATTGGGAGATGGTGTCATCCCTAGGTTAACTCAGTAATTTTTCACTGAAGCACTATCGCCCCCCACATCCGAATCCGTAAAATTTCGTTACCACCCCCGCGCGCCGGGGTGCGGTGGACTATACTGAAAGTGAAGGCGTAGGCCCGCCGGGGAGTAGTAATACGGCGCAGATCTATGACAATCCTTGTCGTCGTCACAATAAGCAACAGTACTTGCGTTCGGTTCAAAGATGGGCGTGTTTCCGCATATTCATCTCCCTGATTCCGAGTCCGACTTGATAGCCCACAATAGGACACAATAGAACATAACTTACTGATTTATAATAACAAAACTACTCCTTACACATCCTTACAGCTCGTTGCTGTGGACACATTGTGGACACTTAAAGCGTAGCAAGAGGGTTTTTGGATACTGCATCAGCCAAGTGGGCCGGAGCCAGTTTTGCGTAGCGAATTGTCATATCCAATGACGCGTGACCCAAAATATATTTTAATTTCAGGATATTCCCATCATTGATCATATAGTGGGAAGCAAAAGTGTGTCGTAGGATGTGTGTTAGCTGACCGTGTGGGAGGGTTAATCCAGCTCTCTTTACTGCTCGCTCAAATGCTTCTTCTGATCCCGCTCCTCTAAACAAGCGCCCTCTTTCTGCACGTCCTGACAGTATCTCAACCGCCAGTTCTTCCGAAATTGGAACTGCTCTTGATTTACTGTTCTTAGTGCCAACAAAGTGAACTTTGTTATGTCTGATTTGCTCCGCATTCAGTTTCTCGGCTTCACCCCAACGAGCCCCTGTTGCCAAACAAATTTTCGACATGGCCAATACATTGGGGTTTCTTGATTTCTTCAGGGCTTCTAGTAACGCCCTTATTTGGTCCTTTTCCAGATAAGTTAGATCACGTTCATCTATTCGAAGTTTTGAAACACCTTTAAGGGGGTTCTCAAGCTTCCAGTTACCGAACTTGATCAGTTTGTTAAAAACGGCCGATAAGTACATGTGATCATGGTTTACCGTGTTTGCTGAAACCAGTCTATTGCTGTTTTTAACTTTCTGCGTAAGTCGCCATCGCCTGTATTCTAAAAAGTCCTCGGCTGTAAACTCTTTGGCTATAGGGTTATTTAACTTCTCGCACAAAACTTTCAATGCGTGCAGCCGGTTATCTGCATCTTTAAGTGTATGGCCATGCAGGTCATGCCAAGTTTTAACAAGATCAGATAATCTTCGCTTGTCCTTGGTTGGCGCCTTCCATTCACCAGAATAGGCTTTTGACTTTTGCTCGGCTTCCCACTGCTTCGCCTGCTGGAGCTTAGGAAATGTTTTTCTTACTCTTTTCCCTCCACGCCCTTCAGGCCTTATATCAACCTGCCATCCCGTTGCAACTTTCTTAAAAGCCATTACTTAATTTTTTCCTCCAACATATACCCTTCAGGAACCTGCCCTGCTTCTATTTTCGCTGCGATCAATCTACAGAGCTTTGCCTCACTGTTTTGCAAAGCGCTTAACGAGATATCACTTTCGCAAGCAACCCAATGCAGCATTTCTGGAATCAGCAATCCAACTTGAGCGAACTCATCCTCAGCCATTCTTGCTTTTTGCTGCTCAATATTTTTGAGCCGGAAATAGTCAATACCAAGCAGTTCGGCAAATTCACGCTGAGTTAATCCAATCAATTCTCTTAGTCCCTGGAGCCGATCACCCGCCTTCATTTTCATAGCTTTGCCTTCTCAAAATTTGATCATAAGTTGGCCTTCCAGTGATCTCGTTAATAGGCCACGTTAGAGCACATTATTACACCTTGCTGCATACATAGTGAATGTTACGTACGCATTTTTACGCCTCTAGGAGTAACTATGAGCACCAGCAACCCATAAAGAGCACTATTTACTCTTTTTGGATCTCATACTACTTGACTGTTGAGACGCCAGGAGTAAATAATACTCTGGAACACGTAAGACCAAGTTACAACATGATTAAATGGAGAGTTGTACTAATGAGCGAGGCTGTTGTGGTTTTAACGCCAGTGATGACTCAGGAGAATTTTGCAAAGCATTCTGGATTGAGGGTTGACCAAGTAAGAGGACAAGTTGACAGAGGGAATATACCAACCATGCATATTGGTAGGCTTCACCTCATTAACATCGCCCAGCTGACACTGGAATGCGTAAAAGCAAGCGAAAGCCAAGGGTAACTGGGCTAAGGACGACTAATGCAAACTTTCGATAACAGAAACGAAATAGCGGAGGCGCTGGCCAGCGATGGCCAGTTCGCTTTCAAGCGTGTAGGGGAATACCTACAGCAGGGCAAATGCCCGAACTGCGGGAAGAAAGAGCTTTTCGTCAGTATGAAAGAGCCCTGGCGCGTCAGCTGTAACCGCTTGAAGCATTGCGGTTACAGCGAGACGACCCGGGAGATATACCCGGAGCTTTTCAATAACTACTCCGAACGCTTCCCCACCTCGGAGGCGAACCCAAACGCCACGGCGGACGCCTACCTGGCGCACAATCGCCGTTTCCCTCTCAGTGAAATGGTGGGCTGGTATGAGCAAGGCAGCTATAAGCTGCCTAAGTCCCAGGAGTGGTGCAACACCGTCCGCTTTTATCTGAACAGTGACCGGACCCTTTATTGGGAGCGGTTGATCGACAAGCAGAAGGATGACGGCCAGCGCATCAACTTCAGCGGCAAACGCCATAACGTCAATGGGCGATGGGTTTTAGTTGACCCAGTTAAGGGCAAGTGGTGGATGCCACCGACCCAGGAGCTTAAACAAGGTGATCGCGTTTATATCGTGGAGGGGATCTTTCACGCCCTGGCGCTGCACTTCTCCGAACGTAAAGCGGTGGCGATCCTGGCCGCCGGTTACTACCCAAGCGAGGCGATAAAACCCTATCTAGGTAAAAAAATCACTTGGGTGCTGGCGCTGGATGACGACGCAGCGGGCCGCAAGAGCATGAAGTCTCATTACACCAAGCTCCAGATGGCGGGTGAAAAAGTCGAGATATCTCTAACCGGGACCAGCAAGGACTGGGACGACCTTTACCGCCTGGATAGGATCAACGATACGTTCCTGCAGGAAGCTCAGTACCGGGGGAAAATGTTCACGGCGCAAAGCGTGATGTGGAAGGCGTACGCGTACTATTTGTGGAAGCGTCACTCTTACTTCGTTATCGACTTTGAGAACCGGCTGTATTCGGTTTCTGTGGACTTGCATAAGCTTAGTGAAGCGTTGGACGGTGCAGCATTGACGCTAGGTAAAGGCTACGACTCGTTTAGCCAGCACTGCACAGCCTTCCCCATCAGTAACTTTGTGCCGGAACTGCTTTATGCGGAACGCGATGACATCCTGGATGAAAAATTCTATGTGTTTCGGGTGCAGTACAGCAGCAATAACGCGGATGCGTTAATCCCGTTAGATGGTGGCAACATCGACACGCCATCGAGCTTTCATAAGGCGATGATCACCAAAGGCTATGGCGCGTTCTCCGGAAGCTCCAAAGACATGGCCATGCTGCATGAGCAATGGTTAAACCGTAAGGTCAAAGAAATTCAATCCATTCCTTATGTGGGTTACCACGCCGACAGCCAGGCATACGTCTACCAGACCTTTGCGTTTAGTAAAGGCAAAGAGCTGGAACTGAATGCGGAGGGGTATTTTGAACTGGAGCGGGGCGGCATCAAAACCAGCTTCAAGGGCTTTCGGGTGCAGCCTGGAGAGTTTAACCCGGAATGGATCGACAACTTTATAACGACCTTTTCCTGGCAAGGATTAACGGCGCTGGCCTTCTGGCTGGGCTCGTTGTTCGTTCAGCAGATCCGGGCGAAGCACAAGAGCTTCCCCTTTCTTGAACTGACGGGCGACCCAGGCGCCGGTAAATCCACGCTGATTGAGTTTCTTTGGAAACTCTTGGGCCGCGATGACTACGAAGGATTCGACGCCATGAAGGCGACGGCCGCCGGACGCCGGCGCGCATTCACGCAAAGCTCTAACATGCCGCTGGTGTTGATTGAATCCGACCGGGGCGACGAGCCGGACGTGAAAAAGAAGCAGTTTGATTTCGACGAGTTTAAACCCTTCTTTAACGGGCGTGCGGTCGGAACGTTGGGCGTCGCCAAGCGCGGCAACGACACGGAAGAGCCGCTCTTTTTGGGTTCCCTGGTGTTTGCGCAAAATGCCATGGTGGACGGATCGGAAGCCCTGCTGCAACGGATTGTGCATTGTCACTGTACGACCGAACACCACTCGCCAGGCACGCGAAAACTGGCGCAGTGGTTTGAACGGCAAATCGTCGATCAGATGGCGGGCTTTATGCGTAAGGCGCTGGAGAATGAAACGCAGATCTTAAACACGTTCTTCAACGAGTTTAATCGCTATGAGGAAGCCTTCACCCGCCGCGGAGAAATTAAAACCAGCCTGCTGCGCTTGGTGAAAAACCATGCCCAGATAATGGCGGCTGCAAAAGCGTTGCGGCATATCTTCCCAACCCTTAATGAAAGCGCTTTCAGTGGTTTGAGCGATTATCTGTATGGGCGTGCTCTCAGTCGCCAGGAGCGCCTGGCGGACGACCATCCGGCGGTGGCGGAGTTCTGGGAGTCTTTCGAGTATCTGAACGCGCAGCCGGACCCTAACGCGTTTGCATCCAGCGCCCTGGTGGAAGTTCTAAACCACGCCGTCGGGACGGGAAACATCGCCGTTAACCTGAACCATTTTGACGAGGTGTGTCGCACTCACGGCCAGAAGTCACTGGACCTCAAGGCCCTAAAGAAACTGCTGCCCAACAGCCAGCGCTACAAGTTCATTGAAACCGGGAAGGTTTATTCCAGGAGTCTCAATAAAACGATTCATTGCTGGATATTTAAGCGCTAAGCAAACGTGTAAATACGTGCGCCTATGTGCGCGTCAGGCAGAGGAAGCCCGTTTTTTCAGGGGGGTGTCGGGATTTGGTAATTTTGGTAAGACGGGTTTAAAAAGTGAGTTTTTTCTATTTTAAATCAATGTCTTACAAACTTACTAAAAAGGTAATATTTAGGTAATTTTGAGGTAAGTTTCTTACCTTTTGAAACCCTAAAAAATTACTTCCCCATTACCTTTTTAAAAATGGAAAAAGCGTTATAAATCAAGGGTCTTACTTTTTACCTTACCTTGATATTACCTTTTTCTTACTTTTTGGGAGTAACTAAAAAACCATTTAAAAACATAAAGATAAGTGCTGTTTTCGGGATCGTCTTACCAAAATTACCAAATCCCGACACCCCCCACCCAATTATCGGGGGGAGATTCAGGCCCGGGGCTGACCCGGAATCAATGTAAAGGAGTTAACACCATGATGAATAAAGGGGCGATTTCGCCCACTTTAGAGGCCCCCTTATGCCCGATGGAAACCTGGGCGGCGGGGATCTGCAACGGCCTGGCGATTGCGCCGGGCATGTCGAAAACCCTTAATTCGCGGCAGGCGCTGCGCTGTTGGGTGCATGAAGCGAAAACAAAAGGCCGGCTCGCCGTGCTCGAAACGCTGGGCAGGCGTCACTACAGGGCGCCGCATGAACTTCCCCAGGCGACCCCGGCTTTATTCTTCTACTGGAGCCAAGCCGTCGAACTGCTGGGGGAAAACGCCTTTGCTATCCAGTCCATGAAAGAAGGCTACAAGGGTGTTAGGCGCCTGGAGCAGATCGGTTTGAGATCCCCAGCGGCGCTAAATGCGGCATTGCTCAACGCCAAGCGTCGCGACCAGATCCTACTGGCGACCATGGCCAGCCTGTTAAAGCCTGTGTGGGGAACGCTACTTGTCGCCAGCCATGGCGTGTGTAGTCAAAGCGATCTGGCCGGGGGCGTACTGGATAGCTATTACGAGTCGGTGATAGAGGGGTTGCTGATATGAGCAATATTAAAAGAGCACTGACAGCAGAACTTGACCGGGACGCTGTCAGCCGCACAAGCATTAATCCTGACAATCCGCACCAGGCCGACGAGTCGGCGCCGCTACGCGCTCATGCGTTAGCCCGAGTGTGATTCTACGTGGTGAAACGTGCAGAGGAAAGCGCCGGCAATGGAACGCAAATACCCGAAACACAACGGCCACGTCATCGCCTGGCTGAAGCATCTAGTGAATGGCGGCAAGTACCACCGCAGGTTAAGAAACAGGAACGAACGAGCAAAGCAGACGACAAGAGAAAATGATGACGTTACGCCAGTTAATAATGGCGATATGAATTAATCAAATGGAAGCACAAGCTGAGGGCTGCAATCGCTCGCCCTCTGCTCATTAGGACAAAGTAAAAGTGAATAACGAATTATTGGAGCTTTTTAAAGGGTGGCTATACAGCCCCCAAGTAGTGGTGCTGGATACGGAAACCACAGGCCTGGACGATCAGGCGGAAGTGATAGAGGTCAGCGTCATGGATATGCGCGGGAAAGTGCTGTTTGACCAGCTGGTGCGCCCGCTTAATCCGGTGCCGGACGAAGCCGCCGACATCCACGGGATAACCTCCGAAAGCCTGGCGGACAAGCCTAACTTTCCAGACGTGTATCACTCACTTAAGCGAGTGATCAGCGGTAAAACGGTGGTGGCATACAATGCTGACTTTGACAGTCGGCTATTAATGCAGACCTGCGCCGCCTACGGGTTACCGGTGATAGAGGCAGACTGGCAATGCGCTATGAATGCTTACACACGCTATCGGAAAGAACCCGACGCAAAACGAGGCGGCTATAGAAGACAGAGCTTAGCCAAGGCCGCCGCACAAATGGGCATAGAAGTGCATGGCGCCCACCGGGCACTGGCGGACTGCTTTACTACCGTTGAAGTGATTGGCAGCGTATATTCGAAATTATCAGCAAAATTATCGTGAATACAGATCCCTGGCTACCTCCGTAGCCAGGGGTTACGGAGAAGACCGCTTTGCTTTACGGCGATATAAAAGTTTAAGGAAGTGCTTCTAATGCATACTTACTAGCTACGCACAAGCTGCGTATACCATATGGCCGATTTATTTCTTTTCCGTAGTTGATTACAATTTGTCCACACCTTCATTCGAAGCAACATCTATAAATAGGGATTTTTCACCTCAAAAGAAACTCACCTTCTATATTCATATTTCTTTGGCTTTTTTATAGCTTAATTGTAAATAAAGAAAAACCGAAGACATAGCGAGGGTTGTAGCCATTCTTGTTGAGTTTATTAAGACCAAAATTCTTATTTAAACCAAACTGAGAGGATATGATGAGCGGCGCACAGCAAGCAGTTATTGACCACAACTCAACTATCAAATCCATAGGTGGAACCATCGCATCTATGGGCTTAGAAAAGAGTGGTTACAGTACGCTAGGAAAATTTATTACTCCAGCAGTATGGGCCACAGACTATGCTGTAAATAAGAATATGCCAGATAAGGCGGACGTAGGGATATTTGCAACAGGCCTTTTTGGAGGGCCAGCCGCAGTTGCTTCTACAGTAGTTGGAATCTTTAAGTCAGTTCTTGATGATGATATGAACGCCAAGCTTAGAGTTATAAAAGCAGCTGAAGGGGCTCCATTCAACGAAGGAATAAAAATCTGTTATCACTATGCGTCATCAGCTCCATTTATAAACGCACTAACTATAGCAAGTTTAGGTGGTACATGCTGGCAACATCCTAACGGATTATGGGTTTATATAGTCGATAAAAACAACAATCTTGTTCATAACTATACACCAAAGGTGGCCGTTCAGATTATACGTCCTGCGCATCCATTTAGAATGGGGTCGAATGGGCGACTAGCTATAACGAATACCACCGTACGAAAGTTTTAGTAACTATATAGGGATTGTAGGCTAGATAATGAAAGCTAAATTTATTGGATTGATTGTTGTTTTTTTTGTGATTTCAGCAATCGCATTCACCTTTCTTTCAAAGGCAGATGAAAATGACTTTGATGTAGTTTGCTCTTCATTTAAAGAGCTGTCTAAAGAAGGTGACGTGGATGCTTTATCCCATGAGGAAAGAGTGGCGTATATCACTCAGAAACTGGATCAGAAGCTAACTTCTGACGGTAATGCATATGCAGCATGGATGGCTACGTCTTTTGCTGTTGAAGGACAAAGGTACATGCTCTTTAAAATGGCAGCGGATAGCACTGGCTATGAAAGCTGGAGTTGTGAAGAAATGCGCAGCCTGATTGAGCCTTCTTCAGAGTAATTTTTTATAGCCACTCAGATGGAACTATCAGTGGGCAGCTTTCACCATTCGGCTGCCCTAGTTTTATAGATGAGAGTAAGTTTTTAATTTCCCTTTCAATAAACGCATCATCCTCATACTGTAAAATATCAATTTGAGCTGACAGCGAGTTAGACATACTAATGGCAAACCAATGCCATTTTTGGAAATACTGCGAACTTTTATTTTCCCGCGCCAGGCATGAATAAATATCATTGTTGGTATAGCATTCAATGTCTCCAATCTCTTTTCTATGAGATAGGTCTATTATTGACTCTGGTATTGAAACGGTTGGTGGGTTGAAACACTTTGGCCTTATCTCGGCAATTTTGTTCTCATTTTCTGAATAGCTAATATATGGAAAATACGGTGACTGTAAATATTGTTTGTTCCATTTTATATTAGCCACTAACGACACCCCCATTTCAGGGAAGTAAAACTCTTTTTTATCCCCTTCTTGTTCTATGCTTTTGGGAAATGGCAGTGCTTTATCGAACAGACCTGATTGTATTGCAATCATGTTTTTTATTTTAACATCAAACCCTGATGTTATTGCGTAAGATAAAACGAAAACTGGAATACAAATACCACTCAGTATGAAGTTGGCATTTGTGACCCACTTCGTTAAACACATCAGGCAGATAATAATAAATGGAACAAAAAATACAGCCTGAATAAACGCAGTAGACTCCTCGGCTAACGACGCGTAGATATCTATATATGGAAAAAACGACAAGTAATAAGTTGCCATTAATGCTCCAACTACAAGCCGAGCGTGAGTGTTTTTTGTCTTGTGACTTACAACAAGAATAAGGGCCAAGGAGGTAATTAGGTATACTTTGTCCATTTTATATTTATCGTACGCTTTCTAATGGGGTTTCTATTTAGCGTCTCATACAGAGTATAGACTGTTTAAATTTTGGCTAAATTAAAGAGTCTGTAATATTATTCACTCATACGGTAGCCCAAGTTCAATTCTACGTGGTGAAACGCGCAGGGGAAAGCACTGAAAATGGAATACCCCTACACGTTATCGCCTAGCTGAAGCTTCAAGTTGACGAACTAGCAGACATTATAGAGATGCACGGGAAAGCGCTGCTTGATCGTTTGTGCGCGCGCTTATTCCGATGGCGGACGAAGGCAAACTTTCCATATCTAAACCATGCGCTAAGGAGAGTGATCAGAAGTAAAACGATGGAGGCCTCTAGCTTCTCAACGAAGGAACTAATCCGAACAGTATTTGCAAAACTGTTGGCCTCTAACGTGTGATAGCAGTTCAGTCGCTTCTTAATGCCAAATGTCTTTCCAGAGGATGTTAATACCTTATGCTAGAGCTTAGCTCTATCTGCGCTGTAGATCATCTGAGTTGTAGGAGGCTCTTTTTTTCTGAACTGATTGCAACATTTGTAGATTCTCTATTGCGATCTCATTTCCCGCCGCAGCTGGTCTAGAAAAATACGTAATTGGATCGAATCGAAGACATGCGCTTCCCACAATAAATATGTATGCGATCAGAGCTCCACCGATCCATAGGCTACCTTTCCAAAAGGCCAATCCAGCCCAAACAATTCCAGCTAAACGCAAAAAGTTCAGAAGGGCTGAGAATGCTTGGCCTGCGCCTGGAGCAAATAAATATGTGTGATAAGTTCTGTAAAATTCAAACTCAGATTCTGAGAGTAAACGTGATAAAGGTATTCCGTGCGGAGGTTTTGTGGCGAAATCTACCACGAACAGGAGAAACCAAATCGAATATGCGGTAATGGCAAACGCAACGGAACCTACTTGAACCGAAGATGTTACCGTAATGATTGTTAGTACAACAGTGATGGCTAAAGCAAGAAGATTCCCTAGCAAATTACCCATAGCGCCTTTCTCCCACTCACGAAGATCAACTCAAATGAATATAGTTGATAATGGTGAGATTATCGTCATCCTGGTTGTTTTTTATTCGCCCTCAGGCCTGTAAAGAGATAAATTCCTCAAGGTGGTTTTTGTGGTGTGATTCACAAAAATTCAAAAAAATCCTCAAAAAAGTTACACACATATGCGTGGAAAAAGTGTCACATAAGTGAACTGTTTTTTTATACAGTTATTTGGGTTTTTATTGTAATGTTTGATCTTTTTATAGCCAGCAAATCCGATTGGTTATGCTTTTAACATTCACCATGATAGTTATGGCCTCTATCAATCAGAGGTTCTGAGCCATAAAGGCATAAAAGGAAGTATTTGGGAGTTATCGAGTTTTGTTATCCAGGAAGAAAAACATTAACAACGCTTTGGATCTGCTGACGGATAGTCAGAGAGTGTTGAGCTTCATGCAGCAGTGTTTGACGCGAAATCCATGGCCAGAGTTGAACCAGGAAAGCCAGGAGGGGTTCGATATCATTATTGAGGACGTAAAGGAAAAACTGGAGAAATCACAGAATGCGATCAAAGCGGAAACTAAATAGCGCCCGCGTTGTGTTGAGCCTGGGCTAGTAGTTCCAACTGCTCGGCCTGATCCATTCCCCGTAACATTTCAATCATCATTCGCTTGGCCTGAAACGACGACGGGCTGAGCGTATGGCTAAACGCTAGGTTCATGACAAAGCTATGCCCGCATTCCGCGTTTTTACAAACGCAGTATAGATTCGCCAGTTTAGGGTCCAACACTTGGCGACTGGTAATAATGGCTTTATTTCCGCACTCTGCGCAATTGACTTGCATCGACTTCCCCCTGATTCCATGTGAATGGAAATAATATCATATTACGCTTTTACGCGTATTAATTACCCACCCCTTGTGATGGATTGAGAAAGCGAATCTGCTTTGGGTTAGACAAATCCTCATTAAGTTTTAAAAACACATGCTGCATAGGGACAACCTCGTTTTCGTAATAAACCCGGCTGATCTTTTCTATATCCCCAAAGCCTCCGGTATTTTCCGGCATGATGCCGGCCAGCGCGGGCTGGATGCGCCACATGCTCAATACATCGTTGCGGCTTAGATTCTTGACCCGTTCAAACTCGTCTTTGGTGGCGATATCGCCAACGGGGATGATTTTCACGGAGTCGGGTTTGCCGCCGGGTATGTTGATATACAGACTTCTAAAATTGCCCACGCCCTTACTGGCGCGGATTTGTTCTTTCAGGGATTGTTCGTCTTCCGGGTCCAGCTGCGCGTCAGCGGTGTAGAAGATGAAGCCCATGTGCGCGCCGTTGTTGTAGTACTTCCTCCGAAATAGCGTTGCGCTTTCATTCAGTAGAACGGACTGCAAACCGCCCAGGTATTGCGGGACGCCATAGATCTGCTGGTTAACGTCGTACTCTTTTAACTGAATGATTTCCCCCGGACGAAACGCTAACGGGTCCACCTGGTTAGGTTGCAGTAAACAGAACTGGTCCAGCGCTTTCATGCGCCGCATGTTCAACGCGGGAATGTGTTGCAGGCGGACGATCTGCCCCAGGCGGTTAAAGAGCTTCTGAAAGTAGCACATGCCAAACACCAGATAATCGAAGCCGGCGTTCTCCAGATCCGTGGCGCTGAGCACGGGCGACGGTACGTAAAACTTGCGCAGCATGTTGCGCTTAAAATAGGGAATGGTCCCGTGATGGGCGTTGGCGCGTAGCAGCTTGGCCAGCCCGGTAAGACTGACCGGGGGCGCGTAGTAGTCGCCATGGGGATTCAGGAACACGCCCAGGTAAGAGGTCAGCGTCGTGTCTAAAACAGCCTCGGGCGCGCCAAAGCTAAACGCAGTCGGGGAAGTCGGTTTGCTCATTTTCTAATGCTCTCTTATCCCGCCATGGCGATGGAGCCACGGCGCTGCTTACGGTCCAAAGGTTCATTGCTAAGCGCGTGCATGATTGACCAGGCCACATCCGCATGGCCGGTTTTGCTGCTGCGGTCGGCCACGTAGGTGACCAAGTCGTTGCCGGTGGTGGTCTGCTTCACCTGCAGGAACGCCTGGGGAATGTCGGTGTGTTCCGCGTCCCACTCAATACGGGCGTTTTCGATCACGTCCATGGCTTTCAACACCAGGGCGGTTTTGGCGTTCAGACTGTAGTGAATGGGCGTGGCGCGAGGGTAGAAGGCTTTCACCTGCTCGAATACGCCCAGGCCGGGGCCGGTGCAGTCGATGCCCACAAACTGCACGTTGTAACGTCCTAACAGATCCTTGATGCGGTTCGCCTGATAGCTGAACGCGCCTTTTAACTGGATCTTTTCCAGCACGCGGAACTTGCCGGCGGGATGCATCGGCGGCGCCACCACCACCACGGTGGAGCGGTCCCCCGTGCGTGCGGGATCGTAACCCAGCCAAACCGGATAATTCGCAAACGGGCGCGGCTGCCTGGGCTTGAAGTCGGGCCAGACCTCGCCGCTGCAGACGGCGCAGCTTAGCAAGTCGTCCAGCTTGAACACGGAGAGGCCCGCTTCCATGAACGCGCACATAAACAGGTTGTTGAATTCCGCCTCGGTGTATTCCTGCTTCAGCTCGTCGATGTCGAACAGGTCGCAGCCCTGGTTTGCGGCATCCTCCACCGTGACCACGTTACGCCAGACCTTATCCGGCCCCAGCTGACCCTCCCGTAACGCCGCCCGCGACAGATCAAACTCGACCTTATGCCGGCGGCTCTCGTTGTAACGCTCGCCGCTCCACAAGGTATAGGCGCCGTGGCTTTTCACCGATGGCGTGGAAAAGTAGGTTTTGCGCCATTTCTTATGCGCCGCCATGCCGCTGGCCAGCTTGTTGAGCCGATCAAAATCGGGAATCCAGAACACTTCGTCGATGTAAAGGTGGCCGTGGTAACCCTGGGCGGTGCGGCCATTGGTGGACACAAAACGCAGCTCCGCGCCGTTGCTAAGCGGGATCACGTCCACGCCTTTCAATTCCGTGTCGAAATACTCCCGCGCAAACTTGAGGATGTAGGCCTTAAAAATGTCGGCCTGGGAGCGGCTGGCGGATAGAAAGATCTGGTTATCGCCGGACGTGATCGCGTCCTGAAACGCTTCCCAGGCAAAGTAATAGGTGGCGCCGATCTGGCGCGACTTCAGAATAAAGCGCGTGCGCTGGCTTTTGTTATCGTGCCAGCGGTGCTGGTAGTCATAAAACAGTTCTTTGCGGATGGTCTCCAGGCGTTCCGGGGTAATCCCGCTCACGTCATTCTTCACGCCGCGCTTTTTCTTCTTGCGGTTGCCGCCGGCGTCGCCGTGGTCCGACTGCGCTTTCTCCCGCGCGGTTTTGGCTTTCTTCAAATCAATACCGGCCAGCTTATCCAGCAGGTTGCTGAGCCGGTCTATCTCCTGGTAATCGCCCGCGACCTTATTGGTTTTTTCAACCAAGTGAATTAACCGCCGGGCGGTGGCCTGCTCGACGGTTTCGTGTTGCAGCATGTCTTTCCAGTTGTGCCGCTCAATCCACTGGTAAATAACGCGGACGTTATTAATCCCCAGCTGCTGCTGGATTTCCGCCGGCGTGATATGGCGAAGAAAAAGGCCCTTCGCCGCTTCGATGATTTCAGGGGGATAACGTGATGACATGCGGCCCAGTGTAAGGGCTTTTTGGCGGCGTTAATCCTTGTTTAACTCCTTGTTATTCCTACCAAAAACAACAAGGAAAGACGCGTATTCAAAGCCTTTGCCGGGGCCGGTGGGAATGCCTATCTTGGCGTCATCGCAACGACTGACGGACCCGAACCCATGCCCCGCACCCTGCATACCGATTTTGTCAAAGTGGCCACCAGCGGACCCACGATCGACGGGCGCAACATCGCCGCCCAGGACATTATCGACATGGCCGCTAACTACGACCCCGCCGAATACACGGCCAACATCTGGTACGAGCACATCCGCATTTTTGGAAACCTCGGCCAGGTGGTGGCGGTGAAGCACGAACAGGACGACAAAGGCCGGGAGTGTTTGTTCGCCAGAATCGCCCCCTCGGACCAACTGATTTTGATGAACACCAGCGGGCAAAAGCTGTTTACCTCTATTGAGATCCAGCCGAATTTCGCCGGGACCGGCAAAGCCTATCTGGCGGGCCTGGCGGTGACCGATTCGCCGGCCAGCCTGGGCACGTCGGAACTGCGCTTTAACGCCCGGGCGCAACACCCGGACAACCTGTTTAGCGCCCCGATTGAACTAGCGCCGCTGCGCGTGGACAACCCGACCAGCCTGTTTTCCCGGCTCATGGGCAAGTTTGCGCGAGCGGAACCCAGCCACGAACCCAACGAACAAGAGCACGCCATGACGGAAGACCAATTCAAGCAGCTTAACCGCGCCCTGGCGGACGGCTTCGCCAGCCTGGCGGACAAGCTGAACGCCAAAGACGACGACCCGAAAGAACCCGACGCCCCGGATCTGGCGCAAGCGCTGGCGGAGATCAAAGCCGAGTTCGCCGACCTGAAGACCGCGCACGACAGCCTAAAGGCGGAATTCAGCGCCGCCCTGGAAGAAGCGCCCGGCACCCTGATCCCGGAAGGCGTCGGCGACGCCGCCCCGCGCGTGCTGTAACTCAAACCACTTACGAGCGGACCGAATGAACTTTAAAACGAAACAATTATTCAATGACATGTGCGCCGCCATGGCGGCCACCTATGGCGTGGGCTCCGTCGCGGAGCAGTTCAACGTTGAACCCACTATCGCCCAGGAGTTGCAGGACAAGATCACCGAAAGCTCGGAGTTCTTGCAGCTGATCAACGTGGTGGCGGTGGACGAACTGAAAGGGGAAAAAGTCATCGGCAGCGTGACCGGCTTTGTGCCCAAGCGCACCGACACCGACAGCGCCGACCGTCAGACCAGCGACGTGCTGGCCCTGGGCAGTAAAGGCTATGAGCTGCACCCGGTGGAATACGACACCCATATTAAATACAAAACCATCGATTCCTGGGCCAAGTTTCCCGACTTCCAAGCCCGTTACGGCGGATGGGTGCGCAAGGCCATCAGCCTGTCAAAACTCCGTGTGGGCTGGCTGGGCACCAGCTGCGCGCTACCTGCGACCAAGCCAGGCGACCACCCCAACGGCGAGGACGTGAACAAAGGCTGGTTGCAGCAACTACGGGAATTTAAATCCGGTTCGCAGTGGTTCGTCGAAGGCGCGACCGCCGGCCAGATCCGTATTGGCGAGGGCGGCGATTTCGCCAACCTGGACGCGGCGGTCCACGCCTGCTTACAGATGGTGGACGAGCTGCATCGCGACGGCGGCGACCTGGTGGTGATCATGGGGCGGGATCTGCTGGCGGAGGACAAGGCGCAGCTATACGCAGCGCAAGGTCACAAGCCAACGGAAAAAGAGCGCCTGGAGAACCAAGCGATTATCCGCACCTATGGCGGTTTGCCGGCGATCACCGCGCCCTTTTTCCCGGCCCGGGGCCTGCTGGTCACCAGCCTGGATAACCTGAGCCTTTACTACCAGGCCGACAGCCTGCGCCGCCAGGTGATCGACAACCCGAAACGTAACCGCGTGGAAGACTTCAACAGCCTGAACGAGGGCTATGTGATCGAGGACGAAACCAAGGCCGCCGGCTTTGAGTTCGCCAACGTGAAGTTGCCCGACGGCGCGGGCGCTTGGGCCTAATTTCTGGAATGCGCAGGGACGCGCCTTACCGCCGGGCTGAATCTGAAGCCGGCCCAGCGGCTTTTTTTCATCGCATTAAACAGGGGAAGCCATGCCACTGCTGACCGTCCAACACAAACAGCGCCGACTCGCCAGGCAGGCCGCCAGCGACGCCTTAACCGCGGCGGATAAGGCTAGCCATGCCCCGGTGATGAATAGCGCACTGTCGCCCCGGGTGCGGGGCGATTACCAGGTGGCCCTGGCGGCGCTGACGCAATGCCGGGAGCAGCTGGCCGAGCTGGACAGCATCCCGGACAAGGTCGCGTTAAAGGCGCGCGTGCTGCCCCAGTTCATGGACTTTTTGCAGGCGTACCGGGACAGCGGCCAGCGCTACCCCAACGAGGTGTTGGTGTTTTGCGTCATCTGGTTGTTCGACGTGGGCGACATCGAAAGCGCCCTGTCCTGGGCGGGCCTCGCCATTGAACAACAGCAATGCATGCCCGGCCACTTTAAACGGGATCTGCCGACTTACGTGCTGGAAGAGGTCCACGACTGGGCGGAGCGCCAGTTCAAGGCCGGCGACAGCGCCAGCCCCTACCTGGACGACGCGGCGGCGAAGCTGACGGCCCAGACCTGGCCCACGGCAAACGACATTGTCGCCGGCAAGCTGTACCGCCAATGCGGGCTGAACGCGGAGCAAAACGGCGACCTGAACGCGGCGCTGACCTACTTCGAGCAGGCGCAGGCGGCCAACCCGGCGGCGGGCTGTAAAACCCGCATCGCCAAACTACAGGCCAAGTTGGGACTGGCCTAACCGACTACCCACCCGGGCGGGCGCCTGGGGACGCTGCCGGCCTCGCGCCGCGTCAGCTGAACCCAGTGCGCGCCGCCTTCTTATTTGGAGGCTGCGACCATGAGTTTCAGCGGTAAAAGCAACGCCGTGATAGAGGCGACGCTCACCAATGACGGCTTTTTCCCGGACCTGTCTTTGGCGGAGTTTCAGCGGGTTTACCGCATCCCGGCGGAGTACCACGGGGACATGGTCGCGGCCCATGTGCGCCAGGCCATGCTGGACATTAATTTCAGCCTGGCGATGCGTAAGGCGGAATGGCTGAGCGGCGGCTTTAAAACCTTGGACGCGGTCGGCGCGGAGCAGCTGGACGGTCGCAACGTGCTGGTCCTGTACTACCTGCGCGCCGTGTCTTATCGCGCCAAAGCGTCGCTGCTCAACGCCTTCGCCACCATGAACCGGCGGGCGCAGGCGGAGAACCTGGCCAAAGAATCGGACGATACCGAGCAAAGCCTGTTAAGCGACAGCGTGCGCGCGCTGCGTCGCCTGCTGGGCGCGGCCACGGGCATTACGGCGGAGTTGCTGTAATGGCCCTGGTGAAGCTGCGCGAGCTGACCCGTTTCCTGCTGGCCCAGGATCTGGCCCCGGCGGAACAGTGGGACAGCTGGATGGAAAACGGAACCCTGGAGGCGGCGGATAAGCGCCTGGGCGCAGGCGTGCGGGTGTGCCGACTGAAGTATGACGCGGTGCTGGCGGTGGAGCGCTACAGCGGCCCGCCGCCACTGCTGATCGCCCATGTGGTGACCTGGCTCATGGACCACGACCCCGAGCGGGACCGTGACGGCTTGGGTCATCCCGATATTGATGTGGACGTAAACGGCGACGATACCGCCGACATAGAAATACGCATCGGCTTTTACGAGAACCTGGACCTGGTGCGCGACGACGCCGGCGCGATCCAGTTTAACGGCGCGCGCTGGCGGGTGGAAATGGTCCCGGTGTACGAGCCCGACGCGGTCGGCGTGGGCGACGATAAAGCCCTGCCCACGGATGCGCCCTATGTCCGTAAAAATTGAGGTCGGCGGCCATCTGAAATTAAAGCGCCAGCTGGCCCTTTTGAAACTGCCGGCGGCCAGGCGCAAGCGCATCCTGGGACAGATCGGGCGCCAGGTGCGCACCCAGTCACGCAAGCGCCTGCGCAGCCAGACCGGCCTGGACGGCCAGCCCTGGGAAGCGCGCAAACAGGGCAATAAAAAAATGCTGCGGGGCTTAAGCAAACGCCTGGCGGTGTTCGCCGGCCCGGATCGGGTGACGATCACCTTTAAAAACGCCCTGGTCGGTCGTATCGCACGCATGCAGCAAGAGGGCGTCACGGAAGTGATGACCCGCGCCCGCATGCAACAGCGCCACGGCCAACCCGACTACGCCGCCCCGGCGACCCGGGGCCAGGCCAGGCAGCTGCGCGAGGCGGGATTCACCATTCCGCGCGGCCAGGGGCGCGGGCGCAAACGGCCCACGCTGAAGTGGGTCACGCAGAATATGACTTTCGGCCAGGCCGGCGCCGTGCTGCGCGCGCTGACCGACAAACCGCGCCAGGGGCGCTGGTTGATACCTCTGCCGGCGCGCAGCTTTTTAGGGGCGACGCAGCACGACATCGACGCGTTCATTGATCGCATTTTTAAACAGACATTCAAGCAGGCAACAAAGGGTTAACCATGGCGCAAGGCAAGGTCACCATCAATAACTTGAACCTCTCGCAAGGAAACTTCCCCGAGGTGGAGCGCAAGGCGCTGTTTATCGGCGTCGGCGCGAAGAACCTGGGACGGGTGCTGTCGCTAAACACCCAAAGCAACCTGGACGAGAGCCTGGGCGCGGACGACAGCGCCCTAAAAACCAACGTCGCGGCGGCCAAGGCCAATGGCGGCGAGAACTGGCAAGCCTACGCGGCGCCGATTAACAGCGGCGATCCCTGGGAGGCGGCCTTAGATCAGGCCATGTTAACCGTGTCGCCGGAACTGGTGGCGCTGTGTGCGCCGGCGGCGGACGCCGCCGCCATTGAGGCAATGCAGACCAAAGCGGAATTGATCCGCACCACGATAGGCCGACGCGTCATCATCCTGACCGCCAGCGCCGGCGTGGATGCGGAGACGCAAAGCTGGAGCGATTACGAGGCGGCCCAGGCGGCGATCACCCAGGGCGCGGCCTGTCCTCGCGTGGCGGTTGTCCCGCAACTGCACGGCAACGACTTAGGCGTGCTGGTGGGGCGGTTATGCAATCGGGCGGTGAGTATCGCCGATAGTCCGATGCGCGTCGCCACCGGCTCCGTGTTGGGGCTGGGGGATGCCCCCGTGGACCGCGACGGCGTGGAACTGCCGGACGCCACCCTGGCGACCCTGGACGCCAACCGCCTGTCCTGCGTGCAGCGTTACCCGGATTACCCGGGCACCTACTGGGGCGACTGCAACCTGCTGGACGTGCCGGCGGGCGATTACCAGGTAATTGAAAACCTGCGCGTGGTGGACAAGGCCGCGCGCGCCATTCGCATTCTGGCCATCGCCCGGGTGGCGAACCGTTCGCTGAATTCCACCCCGGTCAGCATCGCCGCCAACAAAACCTATTTCATGCGCCCGCTGCGCGAGATGAGCAAAAGCGTCGTTTTTGCGGGCGAACATTTTCCGGGGGAGATCAAAAGCCCCAAGGACGACAGCATCGAGATTGTTTGGCCGACCAAAACCCGGGTGGAGGTGTACTTGAAAGTGCAGCCGTACAACTGCCCCAAGGACATTACCGCCAACATCATTTTGGATCTGTCTAACTAAGGACACGGAGCAACAACCATGAGTCAAAAGCGCCTTTCCGGCAAAGACATAGACGTGATGATCGGCGACATGCTGGTGCATGTGGAGGAAGTCACGTTAAGCATTGAGGACGCCACGGCGGTGACCAAAACGCGCGGCATTCCTAACGGATACGTGGACGGCGAAGTCAGCGCGTCGGGCGATATCACGGTGGACACCACCAACCTGCAAACCATTTTAGACGCGGCCAAGGCCGCCGGCAGCTTCCGCGCCCTGGAGCCGTTCGACCAGGTGTTTAACGGCGCCACCAGCGGCGGGGAACTGCGCATCGAGGCGTTCGGCTGCAAGCTGCGCATCTCCGACTTGTTGAACGCCAAAGCCAGCGGCGGCGAGCAGCTGACCCACAAACTGGCCTACGACGTGACGGACCCGGACTTTGTGCGCATTAACGGCGTGCCCTACGTGGACGCGTCGGAAACGGAAAAGCTGGTGTAAGTCATGGCAAGGGACATCTTAGACCAGGCCGCCGAGTTGCAAGAAAAGCTTAACGCGCAGGCGCTGGCCCGGCAGCGGGCCGGCTCCACCCTGGGCCAACCCAGCCGAGCCGTCTGTATTGACTGCGAGGACGCCATTCCGCCGCTACGTCAGCAGCTCGGCGGGGTCTCCCGCTGCGTGGAGTGCGAAGACTACTACCAACATGCGCAACGGCTAATACGCCAAAGGGGGCGCGGATGATCGCCATCAATTACGAACAGCTGCGCGCGGCGGTGCGCAATCAGGGACACCGGTTTTTTGAAAGCGGCGACTACAACCTGAATCTGGTGGGCGTGCGCGCCCAGGATCGCCACGCCAACACCTTTAACGACCTCTTGTGTGTGGCGTTTCAGATCCAAGGGCAAACCCACTGCTTTAGTTTTCCGGCGACCACGGACCCCGGCGTTTATTGGCGCGAACATCTGGCCAACGAAAAAGGGACCGCCATCGTCGCGCCGGGCCAGTATGCGGGCGTGTGGGCGCTGGGCAAACATCAAGGCAAGTATGACGCCCTGGTGCAGCGCGGGCCGATTACTGTGTTTCGGGACAAGGACCGCAACGCCCAGCTGGACGCCCAGGGAGCCACCGAGACAGGTCACTTCGGCATTAACTGTCACCGCGCCACCGAAGATGGCCAAAGCCTTCGCGTAGATCGTTGGTCAGCGGGCTGTCAGGTGATCGCGGACAGCGCCGACTTTGATGTGCTGTTGGCCTTATGTCGCAAGGCGGCGGGGCTATACGGCAATCGTTTCACTTACACCCTGCTGGATGAAACCGAGGTAAGCCGATGAGCCTGTTAAGCAAAGTGGTGGACGTGGTGACCGGCGGCCTGGCGGACAGAGCTTATCAAGTCGTCAAAGACTATTTCCCGCCGGACATGAGCGAGGCGCAGCGCGCCAATGTGCAGCTGGCGCTGGACAAGCTGGAGCTGGAACGCAGACAGCAGGCGGAGCAAGCCCGGCATGCGGCGGAAAAGCAGTTAACCGAGCGCATCAAGGAACTGGAGGGCAGCGCCAAAGACCTGCTGCGGCTGCCCATCCTGGGACCGCTGATGTTGTTTCTGCGGGGCTGTCAGCGCCCGGTGTGGGGCTTCGCCACCCTGTATCTGGACTGGATGTGGTTTAGCGCCTGGACCCTGGACGAACAGCAACAAACCGCGCTGATCACGATCAACGTGCTGGTGTTGGGATTCCTGTTTGGCGAGCGCGCGCTGGCCAACGCCGCGCCCCGCATCCTGCACTTTATGAAAGCCCGTAAAAGGGGGTGATCCATGCACGACAAAGCCGCGTCAGCGGCGGCTTACGCCAGCTCCGCCGTGGCGACCTTATTCGGCTTGAGCCTGAGCCAGGTGGTCGCCCTGGGCGGGCTGCTGATCGCCGCCGCCACCTTCGTGATGAACTGGTATTACAAGCAAAAGCATTTAGATCTGGCCCGCGAACAGGCCAGCCAACAACGCAACGGAGTTAACCAAGATGAGCAACCCAACCACCCAAATGATTGACGTTACGGCAGCCGGCCAGGACTTCAGCTTTAACGTGACCCGCGAGGCGTACAACAAGTACGTCAACGCAGTGACGCCCACGAACAAGGTCGCCCCCAGCCATAACTTTCTGGTCGGGACCGTGGCCCAGGAGCAGCGCGACGCCCTGGTGAAACTAATCAGAGAAACGCCCGGCGCGGAGGTGCAGCTGGCCGGCGCGGTGCTGGAGGAGTACACCCCGGATCTGGGCATCGTGGCAAAAAAGCGCAGCGCATAGCGGACCAGATCGCCGCCAACGGCTATGACCAGTTACGCGCCTACGCGTCCAAGTGGCTGCCGGGACAGGATCAGGACGAACAGGTTTTAGGGTTTGCCCTGTTTCTGGAAACCGACTTTTGGAAACGCCAGGAAATCGCCGTCGCTAACGGCATCGCCAAAGCCTTAAAAGGGTAACGACTCAATGAGCAACAAACTGGAAAAGCTGATGTTCAGCGTGTCGCTGATTGATAAAGCGAGCGGCGTCGCGGGCAAGATCCAGCACAGCCTGGATAAGCTGACCCAGCACGCCACCCGGGGCTTTGTGCAGATGGCCGCCGGCGCGACGGGACTGCTGGGCGCGGGCGTCGCCCTGGAGAGCATGCTGGGACCGGCCATTGAGATGGATCGCGCCTTGGGGGAAGTCAAAAGCCTGGGCGTGGCCAATGACGCCTTGCGCACCCTAGAGGAAACCGCGCTGCGCTTTTCCATTCGCTATGGCGAAGCCGCCGACGACTTCGTGCGCTCCAGTTACGATATTCAAAGCGCCATCGCCGGGCTAAGCGGTCGCGAGCTGGCCGCCTTCACCGAGGCCGGCGGCGTGCTGGCCAAGGCCACCAAATCCGACAGCGCCACGATCACCAACTACATGGGGACCATGTACGGGGTGTTCCAGCGCACGGCGGAGCAGATGGGCAAGGCGCAATGGGTGCAAACTCTGGCCGGCCAGACCGCCAGCGCGGTGCAGATGTTCAAAACCACCGGCGCGGAAATGGCCGCGGCCTTCGGCAACCTGGGCGCGGAAGCGCAAAGCCAGGGCGTGACCATGGCGGAACAAATGGCGGTGTTGGGATCGCTGCAGGCGACCATGAGCGGGACCGAAGCCGGCACCAAATACAAGGCGTTCTTAGCCGGCGTCGGCAACGCCCAGAAAGCCCTGGGCCTGGCGTTCACCGACAGCGAAGGCCGCTTGTTGCCCATGGTGGAGATCCTGACCCGCATTCAAGGCAAGTTTGGCGACATCGACACGGTGGCCAAGGCGGATCTATTGAAAACAGCTTTTGGCTCCACGGAAGCGGTCGGCCTGGTCAAGCTGCTGATGCAGAACACCCAGGGTCTGGCGGGCGCCATTGACCAGCTGGGGGCGCAGACCGGCATGGATAAAGCGCGGACCATGGCCGAGGCCATGATAGATCCCTGGCAGCGCTGGGCGGCGGGCGTGAATGCGGTCAAGGTCAGTTTGGGGCGGGCGTTCCTGCCCCTGCTGCAACCGCTATTAGATCGGATGACCGCCGGCGCGGACACCCTGACGCGCTGGACCCGATTGTTTCCGAACCTGACCCGCCTGGTGGCGATCGCCACGTTAACCGTGATCGGCTTGGTGGCGGCGGCCTCCGCCTTCGCCCTGGCCGCCGGCGTCGCCCAGCTGGTGCTGGCGGGCTGGCATGCGGTGTTATTGCTCGGCGCGGGCGCGATGCGCGCCTGGTCGCTGGCGGTCAGCGCCGGGCGCGCGGCGCTGTTCCTGTTGCAGATCGGAACCTATCTGGCGGCGGGAGCCTTTACCGCCATGCGGGCGGCCTTGCTGACCGGCGCAGCGGCGACCTGGGCGTTTTCCACGGCGCTGCTGGCCAACCCCATTACCTGGATCGTGTTGGGCGTGGTGGCACTGATCGCGGCGCTGGCCGCCCTGGTGATCTATTGGGACGAAGTCAGCGCGGCGGCGTCCGCCGCCCTGGGCTGGATCATGGAAAAGTGGACCGGGTTGCGCGGGATCATTGAGGACAACGCCTTTTTAAGCGCGGTATTCGCGCCGCTGCTGGCGGCGGCGGATCTGGCGGGATGGGTGATTGATTCGTTTGCAACGATTCCCGACTGGTGGGCGCAGTTTACCGACTGGCTGGCGCAGCTGGACCCGTTCGCCGTGATCGGCGCCGGCGTGGATTGGCTGATAGACAAAATCAACGCCATTCCCGGCATTGAAATAGGCGACGGCGGCGAGATCCAGCTGTCCGAAAAAGTGCGCCAGGAGCGCGAAAGCATCCAGCGCTTTGCGCCGGCCCTGGACGAAGGCCGGGTGAACCAGACGCCGCCGGGGGGCTTTCTGCAGCAAGTCAGTAACGCCAACACCACCACTCACCGGGGCGTGACTGTGGAGAAACTGGAGGTGAACGCCACGGGACCGGTCAACGGCTTCCTGCTGGCGGATGAACTGAGCATGGCGGCGGGGTAATGCATGGCGGACTTTATCGATCTTTTTATCGTTAACAACGATATCAGCCTGGACGCCATCGGCGTGCCCATGGAGATAAGCGGGCGCGCGTCCATCGCCCAGGATTTGAAACACATGATCCGCGAAAGCGGCCTGCTGGTGGAGCAGATCGGCGAGCGCAACCCGGAAAAAGTGGCGTTAAACCTGAGCCGGATTGAAACCCGCATCGAGAACGATGCGCGAATAAAACCGGGCACGGCCAAGGTCACGCGCACGGACCCGGAAACGGTGTATATCACCGCCAAAACCCTGAAATACGGCCACTTAGAGTTTTATCTATGAACGACCATACAGACGACTTTAGACGCCTGGTCAAAGACGCCGGCATTCCCACCACCGAGGCGGAGTTAAACCGCGCCTGGCGGGAGGAAGTGGCCGCCCAGGGCGTGGCGTTCAGCAACGACAGCGACTATTCGCCCTGGTGGCGCATGGTGTCGGCGCTGGTGACCCAGCCCGTGCTATGGCTGGTGGACCTGCTGATTAGCGGCGTGTTGCCGCAAATGTTTGTGAAGACGGCCAGCGGGGCCGCCCTGGATCTGCTGGCCTGGGGCGTGGCGGTGGAGCGCAAGCAGGCGGCCAGGGCGCGCGGACGCGTGCAGTTCACCCGGGCCGACCTCTCCGGAGAACTGGAGATCGCGGCGGGAACCGGGATTCAAAGCGCGAGCATTAACGGCAAGATCTATAGCTTACGCACCACTGCGCCCCAACGCTTTCACGATGGGGAAGCCACATTACTGGTGGACGTGGAGGCGGTGGACGTGGGCAGCGGTTACAACCTGGCGGCGGGCTATTACGCCGTCTTACAAACTCCCATCCCCGGCGTGACGGTCACCAACCTGGATAACTGGCTGTTGCAGCCGGGTGCAGATCGGGAAACGGACGACGCCCTGCGTCGGCGGGTGCGCAACCAGTTCAGCGCGGTGAACCAATGGCACACCGACGCGGTGTATACGGCGATCATCGCCCGCTTTGACGGCGTCAGCGTGGATAACGTGTTTTTTGAGCATGAAGCGCCGCGCGGTCCCGGCACAGCCAACGCCTTTATTTTGTTTGAAACCGGCGCCCCGGACGCGGCCTTTTTAGCGCGTATTCAGGCGACCATTTCCGACGACGGCAACCACGGCCACGGCGACGACCTGCAGGTGTTCGCCATGCCGGAAACCCAACACGACGTCAGCGCCGATATGTGGGCGGACGACCGCCTGGACGCCACCGCGCGGGAGCAGCTAAGGCAATCGGTCATGCAGTTTATCCGGGCGGCGTTCCGGGAGAATCAGGACTATCAACCCACGCGGACCTTTCCGTTTAGCCGGTTTTCTTTCAGTCGTCTGGCGCAGGAGTTACACGGGGAATTTCCGGCGCTGGCGTCCATTGATTTTAAAACCAGCGATATCACCAGCCAGATGGACATTCCCCGGCTGAAATCGCTCACGGTGACCTTGAAATGATCGAGATTAAATTACCGTTCTGGCTCAGCGGGGAGCAGCTGACCAGGCTGACCCGCGCCGCCCGCCGTTACTGGGAGCGGGTGGAGCATTGGCTGCGCTGGCCGCTGCGTCAGATCGACGCGGAGACCTGCGCCCTGGGCGTGCTGGATCTGCTGGCCTGGCAGCGCAATATCACGCGCTTTACCGGCGAACCGGAACACCTGTACCGGCTGCGGGTGAAGTACGCCTACGCCAACGCGGTGGACGCCGGCAGCGTGGCGGGGGTGAAGCGGATTTTTCAACGCCTGGGCGTGGGTTACCTGGAGGTGGAGGAGCGCACCCCGGGCCGCGACTGGGACGTGATCACGCTGCGGGTGACGGACGGCCAGCTGGCGCAGAACGCCAAGCTGCTGTCCATCATCATCGGCAAATACGGCCGGACCTGCCGGCGCTATCAGTTCGAAGTGATCACCCCGCTGACGGCGGGCGTGGCGCTGACGGAATTCAACAACACCTGGACCACGGACGTGGCGACGCTTTAAGGGGATGACATGCCGGCGATACTCAATACCGGACGCGATCTGATCGCACAGAAACAAGCGGCGGGACAACCGCTGATCATTAACCAGTTTATCCTGGCGGACCTCGACGGACTGGACCCCAGCCAGCCGGTGAACCCCAACGAGGCGACGCCGGCGGCGTCCGCCATCGTGTGGCGCGGCCCCGTCACTAAAAGCGGCTACGTGAGCCCGGATCAGGTGGTTTACAGCCTGCTGCTGGGCGTGAACGTGGGCGACTTTTATTACAATTGGGTGGGCCTGCAGGCGGAAGACGGAACCCTGGTGGCCGCCGCGTACACGGAGCGGCAACCCAAGCGTAAAACCCAGGGCGTGAACCTGGGCAACACGATCACCCGCAATTTTATGATCGCCTTCACCGACGCCCAGGCCGTCACCCAAATCACCGTCAACGCGCAGACCTGGCAGATTGATTTCACCGCGCGCCTGGACGGGATCGACGAGCGCGAGCGCCTGAGCAATTTGGACATTTACGGCGCGCAGGCTTTTTTAGGCGACGGCTTTCTGCTGCGCAAGGAATCCGGCCAGTACACCCTGAAAGCCGGCCAGGGCTATGTGGGCGGCGTCCGCGTGGCGCAGGACACGGACCAGGCGATTAACCCCGGTTCATTACCGAAAAACGTGTGGCTGGACGTGTCCCTGCAGGGGAACGCCACCGACGTGGCGCCCGTGATCAAGGTGGTGTGCAGCAATGCGGATCAAGCGTCCTTCGTGGACGGCGCCAACCGGCTGCACCACCTGGTGAAGGTGGCCAGCATCGCCGGCGATGGCGCGGTGACCGATCACCGCAACCGCCTGGGCGACCCTAAGCCGCTGTATCAGCTGTTTTTGAAAGTGGCGGACGTGGCGGACAACCTGACTACCTCCGCCAGTGATAAGCCGTTGAGCGCGGCCCAGGGCAAGGCGTTAAAGCAATTGGCGGACGCCAAGCTGGGGGCGACGCAAACCGCCGTGAATGCGGACAAATTGGGCGGGCTGACGCCCGCCCATTACAGCAAGGTGGCGGACATCGTTAACAACCTGACCACAAACCTGAGCAATAAGCCGCTAAGCGCGGCCCAGGGCGTGGCGTTAAAGCAACTGGCGGACGCCAAACTGGGGGCGACGCAAACCGCCGTGAACGCGGACAAGCTGGGCGGGCTGACGCCGTCGCACTATCAGAAAACCTCGGACCGGATCGACGCGGCGCGCCTCGTCAACGTGCCGTCGCAGTGGACCGCGCAAGTGGGGCTCTCCAACTCCGTGAGCAGCACCAATCAGTCGGTGGCGGCGTCCAGCTACGCGGTAAAAATCGCCTACGACCTGGCCAATGCGGCGCTACCGCGCAACGGCAAGGCGGCGGACGCGTCGAAGCTGGACGGCCTGCCCTCGTGGACCTTCATACGCCACACGGATCAGACCAGCCATAGCGCGAACAACGGCTATGTGCGGACCTCTACGGGCATCATTATCCAGTGGGGAACGGTCGGCGTGGTCAACGACGGCAGCGTGCCGTTCTCGTTTCCGATTGCGTTCCCGTCCATCTGTTATGTGGTGGTGGGCAACCGCATGGACGCCGGGTCCACCAAGATTCTACCCATTCACACCTGGAACCATACCGCCTTTTATGTGGACCGTTCCGACTCCATCGAGAACGTGACCTATCTGGCGTATGTCGCCATCGGTCGATAACGAGGTAAGCCGCGATGCATTATTTTTACAGCCCCAGCACCCGGGGCTTTTACCTGGAATCCTTACACGCCGCCGGCGGCCTGCCGCTGGATGGGGTGAAGGTGACCGAGGAGGAACGCCAAGCGCTGCTGGACGGTCAGGCGCAAGGTTTAACCATTGAGATCAACGACCAGGGCCGGCCCGTCGCTAAACGCTCCGCCCGGGAGCCGATCCAAGAGCGCCGGGAGCGCGCGAGGCGCGCCATTGACGCCGCCGCCGGCGACGCCCGGGCCGCGTTCGTCAGCGCCGGCCAGCTGGTGGAGGAGGAATACCGTCTGGCGCTGCGCCAGGTGCAGCAATGGCGCGACGCCGGCCAGCCCGCCGACGCCGTGCCGGAGGCCATCCAGCATTGGGCGGACGCGGCGAAATTGTCGGCCTTGGATGCGGCGGACGATATCGAACGCACGGCGGCGCGTTGGCAAGCCGCCTTGCTGCGGATTCGCGGCATTCGTTTACAGGGCAAGGCCGCCATCAATCAAGCCGCCCCCGACGCAGACTTAATGGCGCTGGCGCAGCCCGTTATCGAGCAGCTGGCGGCGTTGCCCGCCTTTGAGGAGCTGGCGGGATCATGAGTTGGCGACTGACCGCGTTCAGCCCCTCAAACACCGAGGCGCAAGCCGTCGCCCTGGCGGCGCCGATCCTGGCCGGCGCGGACGCGTCTTTGGCGGAGGCCAGCGCGCGGATGCAAGGCGTGTCTTTATCCTATGCGCGCAATCCTTTGGCGGCGCAGGCCAACGAAGCGGCGGCAGCGCGGGACGCTTACCTGGCGCTTATGCGCTATGAAGGCCAGACCCTATGCGTGCATCCGTTTCAGGAAGGCGTGGGCGATGGGAGCGGCTTGTATCGCTACTTGTCCGCGCCCAACGCGGCGGCGCGCCTGGCGGCCAAACTGACCGACGCCCAGGACGTAGGCCGCCCCCGGGGCCAGCTGGACGCGGTGGCCGTGCTAATCGTGGCGCGGGATCTGGCGGGCTTCGCCGAGCGCTTGAAATTATTCAACGCGGTATTCCCTGCGCCGGAACTGCAACTGGCGCAGCGACGCGCCGCGCAGCTGGCCACCCTGGAGCAGGAAAAATTCATCCTGCCGGATGCGCCTTTGACGCCGCCTTGGATAGCGCGCGACGGCCTACAGATCCCCCGCCTGGCGCAACACGGGCGCGCGGTCGGGGCGCAGCTGGCCACGGCGCAGGGTTACGCGGCGGAAACGCCAAACCCGATAGTGGAGTTACAAGGCGTCATTGAACGAAAGCGCCAACGCCTGCAACAGCTGCAAAACCATTACACCCAGTTAAAAAGCCAACTGACTGGCCAGGCGGGTTTTGCGCTTTACGCCCAAGGCGATGCGCCAAACGTAGCGGCGCAATTACAAGCACCCGGCGTGCCGGGGCATGAATACGTGCTGACGGCGGGGGCGTTATTCGTCGCCAAAGCGGGCCAGCTGACCTTTTTAAAAGAGATGTTTGGATTATGAGACTCAACGATTTTACCGTCCCCGGGACCGAATTAACGGTGACGGGCAATCTGCGCATCGAGACGGAGGACCTGGGCGGCCAGACCAGCGGCACGGACCGCGCGAACAAGGGCATCAAACCGAAAACCCTGACCGTGTCCCTGCTGATCCTGAAGAAGCACGCCAGGGATTTAACCGACCTGGTTAAAGTGGCGGAAGCGGAGGACGGCGCCGGCAAGCTGCGCGTTTACGACATCGTGGAGGACACAGCGCGAGCCATGAACGTGCGCCAGGTGCAATTCACCGGGGCGTTCGTGTGCAAGGATCTGTCCCCCAGCCAGGCCTGGCGCGTCAGCTTCACCCTGGCGGAATATCTGAGCGTGGCGGAGAAGACCGAACAGCGCCGCGACCTGAGCCAGGCGGAGGCGCAACAGGCCACCGGGGAAACCATCGCCGCCCAGGAAGAGACGCCCGCTGAAGGGGAAGCCCTGACCGGCTTTGAAAGCTTCCTGAGCAAGGTGGACAAGGCGCTGGCATGAAGCTGCATAAATCCCTGAGCGTGGGCGGAACGCCGTTTAAATTGGTGTCTGAAGACGTGCGCCTGGGGTTGTTCAGCCCAGGGCGCGCCGTGTTTACCGTGCAGGCGGACGCGCCCTTGTCGGGCGTGGTCCAGTTCGCCCTGGGCTATGCCCCCAACGCCTTACAGAGTTTTTTTATCGGGTACGTGGAAAGCTGTACGCCCCTGGACAACCAACAACAGCGGGTTTTCTGTCGGGAACTGACCGCCACGTTAAACCGGCGCTTAGCGCTCAATCTGCGCCATGTGTCATTGAATGAAACCCTGGCGGCGATCAGCCAGGACAGCGGGCTGACCTTCGTCACGCCGCCGGAGCCCTACACGACCACCAAAGCGCCGGCTTTTTATTCCTGGAGCGGCGGTTATCACTGCATGGACGCCTTGGCGGAGGTGTACGCCATCCCGCGCATGATCTGGCAACAGCAAGGCGACGGCGCGGTCTACGTGGGCAGCTGGGCGCATAGCTACTGGGCGACCCGGCCCGTAGAGATCCCAACCCATTTACTAAACGGCTTCGGCGTGGCTCACCGCGCCCGCCTGCCAGCGACCCCGAAACTCCGTCCGGGTGTCTGGCTAAACCAAACCCATTACGTCACCCAGGTAAGCCTGGCCGACAACCATATGAATCTGACCTGGAGCGCTGCGCCGTGGACGAAGAGATTAAAAAGATAGTATTACGGATGTTTCCAGAGCTGAGCGGCAATTTGCATTTGCCGCGCCTGGCCAAGGTGGTGGCGATCAGCGACCCACTGCAAAAACCGGAACTCTGCGACCGCTTCCGCCCTCGCTACGCCGTAGACGTGCGCGTGCTGACGCCCCAGGGCGAGGAAGACCCGGAGTTACCGCTTTATCGTTGCGTGCCGTTGCCGGCGTCCTATGGCGGCATCGAGCGCGGCCAGTTTGGATTCCCTGAGCCTGGGACAGTCGTAGAGGTGGCGTTCGCCTATGGCTTACCGGATCAGCCCTTTATCCGCACAGTGCTGGGACAGGGCTTAGGCGCGCCTGGCGTCCAACCCGGTGACCTGGTGTGGCAGCACTCCGAAGCGGTGCGACAGCGTGTGAGCGCCAAAGGCGACTGGTTGCGCGAGACACATGGAGACATAACCGACACCAGCGCCCGCCGGCGTGTGGACGCCCTGGAGAACCAGGAGCGTTACCAGGACAGCCTGACCGAGGTCAGCGAACATAGTGCGGAGCATGTCGGAGGCGTGAAGACGGTGGAAGCCCTGGGGGCGTTAAAACTGCTGAGCGGCGGGCACGCCAACTTGTCGGCGGCGGATAACCTGAACCTGACCACCGCCGCCGATCTTAACCAGGCGATTGCGCGAGATCGGAAAGCATCAATCCAAGGCGACGACAGCGCCACCGTGGGCGGCTCGCGCTCCGTGACGATCAGCGGCAACGACACACAGACCAGCGCCAACAAAACCATCAACGTTCAGGGAAGCCATACCGATATCGCCAGCGCGGCCAGGCAGATTCAAGCGCAAGTTATCGAACTCAAAGCCAGCGCCGCCGTGACCATTCAAGCGCCGGCCATCGCCATGGGCGGCGGTGGCGTAGATGTGTTGCAGGTGATAGCGGATCTAATTGGGGTGGTTCAGGAATTGGCGGCTACGACGGCGAGCCACACCCACGGAGGCGGAGGAAGCGGGGCGCCTTCAAGCAGTGGAAGCCATAGCAGCCAAGCGAGCCGAGCGGGCGCTTTGAAAGGCCAGATTAATGGGGTAATGACCTAGGCTAAAATATTAGCTGATCACCCAAAGCAGAAATTCGTACGAGTGCTATCTTTTTAGAATATGTTGAATGGTAAAAGACAGCTTCCGACCCGAAGCGGACATTGCTCTTGTTGAAATTATTGGTTGAATCTACCAATAGACTTCTAACGACCAAGCTCAGCCGACGAGGGCCTCACCGTGGCCTGAGATCGGGCTGGAGCGCTTTGTTGCGCTTCAAATGAACTCCCGCTCAAATTCTTGATACCGACTCGGCTAATTGTGCGTATCCGGATTTAAAGACGGGTAATTGCCGGAGCAGTCACCGGAGCCCTCGTAGTCTGTTCCCGAGTCTCGAACCTCCCTGAACTTCTGAATGTTACCGCTGGATGGCTCCATGATTAAAAAATCGCGACTGGTATAATACTTGCCGCCTTTTGATAAGCAGAAGCTCAAAATGAAATCCGAGTTTATCTTTTTTAGTGAATATTGCTCGCCGAGAGGAGCGATGTAGACCAAAATCTCGATCGAGCCGCCTTCAGGAAGATCTCCTTTGTAGACCTCAATCATTTTCGCTTTGACGTAATAAGGAGACCAGCCGAAGGGAATGTAATCGTATGTCGGATCTGAAGAGACCACCTTAGTTACCGCGACACTCTTAAACAGGGCTGAGTACCCTGTGTCAACGAAGTTCGGTTCAACCCACAT